CATCCCATCATAATCAAAACCCCATTTAGTACAGAACTCTTTTGCCTTTACGATAGCATCGGCAGCATCTTGTTCTGCTTCGTCCCATGATTCAGCGGTGTATGCATCACCACCACACCCACAATCACAACCAAACTTAATACCCATAGCAGTAGGCGACCATGTGGCATCCTCATAGTCACGGATCAAATTTACAAGTTCAGAGAATTTCATTTGTTCTTCTCTTTTAATTTGGCTTCTGTGGCTTTAATCAACTCATGCCAGCGAGTGTTTTTGACAAGGCTGTCAATGTCATCATCTGTCAGCCCAACCCATTCACGCCCAGTATGCTTTACATACATTTTGTGACCGCATTGGCATTGAATCTCATTCCAATCTTTACCGTTCACTCCAATCTGAGCATCACGGATAGTAAATCCACGCCTACGGACTTCTTCAATCAAAGCATCGTCAGTTACATTTTCCCATTCACGCTTTGGTGGTTCGGTGTATAGCTTTGTGCCTACTGGAGGCATTTTAGGAATACTTACCGATACCAAATCAGAAAATGCATGCGATGGCTTGGCGTAGGGTTGTGATGGCTCCGCCATTCAATTCGTACCCATCTGTAGAAATTCCAGTTTGCTCAAAGCGTTGTCGCTGTCTGCGTTCAACCAATGACCGATACAACTTGTCGTCACTTTTCGCCATGTCGCCATAAGTGTCGATGTCATCAATGATGTCCCAGAGTTTTTCCAACGCCTCCAATGCTTGCTTCATTGCTGAGATGCTCATACCGTAGACCTCACTCTTTTATCAATTACAACAAGCAACATTCCATTTCGCACTACAAGGCAATGCCGATTCCAACTAGCACCATACCCGTTCATTCTGCATTATCCCAATCAGCAACATCAAAACTCATTCGTAACCATAGAAACCCATCTTCATAGAGTTTGGCTTCAAATCTAAATCCACCACTGGCCATGACGTATTGACCACCTTCTTTTTCTCGTTCTAATGCACCACGAACCACTTCTTGTAGATATTTCCTACAATGCTTACGGAGGTCAGTTATCTCTGGCACTCCCTTTACATCGGACCAGGTCCAATTGAGGTATTTCATTACGGTATGGACTTTCTCAAAATCAAACTCATCCAAGCAGTCCATTATCGTATCATAGTGTTTTGCTTCTAGTTCCATTATTCTTCAACTCCAAAATGTTCTTTAATCTTGGCTTCATACATCCACGGAACAATGCCAATACATTCTCGCACAATCAATTCGGCAAACTGCTCTTGATCAAAATGTCGACCATCAAGTCTCAAATCCCAACACTGAGATGCTAACTCTTTAATTCGTTGGTTCATTCTACAACCTCTTCCCAATGTCTGCAATAGAAGTGTTCACCCATCTTATCGATCTCTTTTTCTGGATATCCCTCTGAGATGAGCCATGCTTTCTGTTCTTCCCAATCATCAAACTTCTTTGGAACGGCTTTAGGAAATCCATACTTCCACCCACCAGGGGGATCAATCATGTGTATGACGTTACTCATAACTATCTACTCCAATATGATCATTGTACATCAAAATGTATTCTAATAATTCTCAATAAATGTTCTAGACTCAGCATCCCAAAACAATTCAACAGCAGACTTTGCAAATTGCATAGACACGTATTGACCAAGCATTCTCTCCTGCACCGGTGAAACCCATACCTTGGCCACATATACAATAGAATGGGCAATAGGATGACATTGACCTAATACCAATCCAGTGGTAATATCGTGGTAGTACTCAACATTGGGTGTAGGATTAAAAAACCATTGACATTTGTTCAATCTCTATTCCCCGGTCCGATCTTTAAAATCTCCAATGAATTTGAAGTGTAGTGCTCACCCAACAACCCCACTGGAAAGGTATTGAATGACAATGATATGCGCTCATCGGTCTCTACTGTGTTAACACCATGGGTCAAGTTTGATGGAAACAACAACAAATCACCCCCACCCACATCTATCCACCATGAGTAGGAATTGTACTCATTATATTCTTTAGGGTATACTCTTAATTGGGCATACTCCTCTTTGTAAAAATAAATTTTATCTTTCTCTCTATCGGCCTTAATATAAAACACACCACTTAGAAAAGAGTTCTGATGGGTGTGAGTATGATGATAGTCACCTTTCTTGGAAAAATTGATCCATGATTGAGTGATATCTAATCTTACCTCACGCTGGGGACTATACACAGTCTGAAAGAAATTATTAAGAGCATCATTTACATACTTTCTTACTGAAGATAATTCCTTTATGTCCAGTACGTTGTGATTTATAGTCATATGATTACCGGTATTATTCATACGCTCTAATGAATTGATTGCCTTTAGTTCCTTTACAGTAAACTCACGCCCAATCTCATTACGGCCAACGGCGGTGGGAAATAGCGGTACTATCATTTGATCCTTTCAATGTACTCTACTCTAATAAGACTCTGTAAGTATACAGTGTCGGAAAAATTAAATCAACCATGACTTTGTACCGGGGGAGTTTTAGACCGAAAATTGGCCGGGGAAAAATTTTAGAGGGGGGTTTATACAGGGACAGTGACTGCTTTGGAAAACCCCAGATATGGTGGTCTAGATAGAGCCTGAATTTAGACCACCACTGTTCTCCACTGTACGCGCTCTTGGGGGCACCTCACATGGTTGTTTAAGAGTAGGTGCGTTCGGTAATGGTATACCAACACTCACCACTCCCCCTTTTGAGCTGGGTAAGGGCGCAACTCTATTGTCGTTTATAGGCTAGGACAATCCGGGCATCTCCGTGCGTCCTGCCGCCCCCTTTGATTCTTTAGGCCGCCATCTGTTGTTCGGCCTTAGCTACCACATCAATAGCAACCTTGGTAGCCTTTTGCATCGATACTACATTGCCACCTTCAATGCGCTTGATGGCTTTGGCCACGTACACAGAGGCGTTGTTAGGCGATACGGCCAGCTTTTCGGTGATCGTCTTTAGAAGGGCCAGCTTGTCACTGCGCTGGTTGAACGGATACACCTCTTTGACCATCTCGGTTACTAGATCTAAGTTTGTGATTTTCTTACTCATTATATAATACTCCTATCAATGTTAAAAGATTTACTTCTTATTGGGCACGAATGTTTCGATCAGGAAATAGGCCAGCGCACCCACCGACCAGGCCACACAAAGGTAAAACACAATCTCTAAGATATCATAAAGATGGTTCATCTAGATGATACTCCGTCAAAGGATTCAAGGGCCCGGGCCTTGACCAAAGCATCATACCGGGCCAGCTCTCTCCGATCCCGCTCCTGTTGTTGAAAGGAGATGGCATTGGACAGGCGCTCGGCCAAACACTGATCATACCAGACCAGACCAGTGGCCACCACATCGAGCTCTTTTATAGACAACTCACTAAGGAGTCTAACGATCTTGGCGGTTCTGGTCATTATACGCGCTCGTCTTTCATCGTCTCAAACAGGCAATACTTGGCAATGTTCAATTGCTTGATCACCGCCTGATCGATCGTTGCCGGACCACGCATCTCTAACAACTCCTGGCAATCACTCAGAATGCCGGCTACAACCATCTCAATACCTGAGAGTTTAGCGGTCATTGATTCGAGATACTGTCTACGAACATCTTCATAAGACATACCTAAAGCATTCTTCTCAAATTCAGTCATTTCACTTCCTTTCTTATTTACCATACATTAATTATAAGAAAAGGCAGTAATTAAGTCAACTGAAGAAACCACGGCTAGCCGTAGTCGACCCCCACAGCTAGCCGTAAGATAGAACCACATCTAGCTGTGGGTGGAATAATACTGTACTATTCAAGTAAAGTACTCATTAACAGGCTATAGCTATAGTAAAGAGCCCTTTAATAGCCCTGACCCGTAGTAAAGTATGATTAAGAATAATCACCATATGATTGCCACATAACATAATTAGCTACAATCTCCTTGCCCCCATCCATAAGCCACACCTCATTGGGACTCTTATCTTCAAAAGCTTTGTTCTTAGAGTCCCACCATTGATCTACCTGATGTTGGGTACCTAATAATGAAAGTAAATGTGTGTTGAGCCATAGCTTTAAATCACTTATCCCCATCGCTCTCCTGTTGTCTTTATCCATATACGCTGCCTCGTCTTTCCCTTTTCCCCCGCCTCACGACACCAATACCTATATAAGAATTGATAACTTAATGTTTTTGGGAGTCTTTTCCTATGGTCTTTATCTATCTCTATCAGAATAATACTATCATCGCTACTGAAGAACCGTTGAAAGGTTCTGAATACGAACAACTTCTTACTGTAAAAGACTTACACAATGTTGAAAAGGTATTGGCCAGATATGATGCCAAATACAAAATCGACAATCGTATCAATAAGAAGAAGTTACTTCGCTTTACTGCCGAACAACGTGCTTTAGGTGTTGAGCGTATGACTGAGGCCGTTAAAGGTGTTCCTAAGTCTGTCTCCCATCGCCTGGCTATGTCTGAGGCTAAGAAAGGAAAAGCTTCAAACTTCAAAGGCAAGAACCATACCGACTATGCTAAAGCTCTCATCAAAATAGGACGAGGTACTCGTGATCCTATTATGGGTAAGAAGTGGTGTCATGATCCTATGACCGGTAAGGAGAAGAGATGTCATCAACTACCTGAAGGATATCGATGGGGGCGTACTCCAGAATTTAATGACTGGAAGACGGCAACCTCTCTATAGCCTTACACTTGAATACTGTGTCCTGCTTGTCTTTCATATCGGCATTCGAATTCAAATAAAATTGATGTCTTGCCTTCAATGAGTACGAGCAATCTCTAACGTTCTCGTACTTGTTTACCGGGATTTCTACTCCATTCAAAGCCATTATCAATAACCAACTCATCGTCTCATCCTTGCAATATCTATAGCGTCGTCACCCTGGAACACTGGTATTAGATTAGATTTATGAAGGGTGCCAATGCCTATTATCTTAGTACCAGTATACGTATTGGATTCTTTCTTTACCGCGACCGTTACAGAGTCGGGCTTAGATGGAATGGAAGTAGTAAGCCGATGAGAATTAAGAGAAAGACGATCCGTCTGAGGTAAAGCGGCCGGGGTTTCAGGCAAGCGCTTACCAGTGAAGAAACGTTTAGTATTAGAATAGCTAGCCTCATCCATAGATCGCTGCAAAGACAGCTTCTCTTTTTGCTTTTTCTTTTGCCTGCTTGTCTTCTTCGACCTTTCGTGCACTATCAGAAACATCTTGCATTATCTCCTCAACTGAAACCATCTTAGAAAGACCCCAGACTACTACCGCGCGCTCGTTCTGCCTATCCAACCAACGAATAAGCATCTGAAGGAACGATTGCTTGATAGAGTACATGTCCTTCTGACCTTTCACCGGCCTAACCTCATTCTTAAGAACGCGATTAAGATTCTGAATACGATCAAAGGTTCGCTTTTCCATCCTGACGTAAGTATATCTGTTCATAGTTCTATATTACACTTAATAGGAAATTAACTCAACTGTTCTTTTTCAATGTGTGTCATATTAACCCCAGTCCTTTTTATCACCATACTCTTCGTTGTAGTTGTAACCGGCTGTGTAAGCGGTTATCTCATCGGCAGTCATCTGTCCAAGCTCTACTCTTTCTGATTGAAAAGAATCACCTTTGAAGTAATGAGGGTTAAACGCTCGCCAGTAATAAGAGTCAGCTGAACCTCGATCATAAGGGCTTCCATGACGCATGTCATACATTTCTTTGTGCTGCCTGGACAGTTCACTTCCTAGATAAATCTTTGCTGGATATAAACCTACCATATCACTCTCCTTATTAAGCTACTAATACGTACTTGGCCATCTGCTCCCAATTCTGACGACCGGTAGAACGAATCTTAGTCGTCTGAATCAGAGTACGAAGGCTAATCTCTTTTGCATCAAACCGATACTTCTTGATGATAGAGAGCGATTCCTCTTTCATCTTGAGATCGATATTAGGCAAAAACTCAGGCTCACGCATGATAGCGTCCATACGCTCGAGCTTTTGATCTACAGTCATCGACAGGTCGATACACATCGAACGAGTCTTGAGAGCTTGATCAAGACGATCAGGCGTAAGGTTAGAGATGAACACAATCCCACCTTTAAACTCAAACATACGGGGGAGATTAGGGTCTCTCAGTTCGCTATTCCAAGTCACTATCCTCTTATCAAACGAGTCAAGTGCCCCTTTGAGAATGTTGACTGCATCGGGGTCCTTCTGAATAGAATCACAATCGTCAAACACAATAACCGAGTTACGATTTTCGTAGAGAGTACGATAGAGAGCCTTAGCAGTAGAAAAGCCCTTGATGACTACAAACATAGTCTTAGACATAACTACCGATCCTAGATCAGTCTCCGATAAGACCGTAGTCATATTCTTAAGACCGGCAGCCTCTAGAGCCTTGATCACGGTAAACGACTTACCGAGACCACCTTCGCCAGTAATAATCACAGACGGGGTCTGACGCTGGGCGACCATGTCGACAACGTTCTTGACAAAGTCAAAGCGCTCGTTGATAGGAAGCTCAACGGCTTTCTGCTCTTCCTTCTGGATTTGAACGACTACGTCCTCTTTGTGATTCTTGAGCTGGCGCTCGACGTAGTACTTAGAGGTTGATTTGACTACTAGGTTACCGTTAACATAGCCATGGTACTTTCCGTTGATCAATTCGATCTTCGTCATTGATATCTCCTTATTCATCATACATTCATTATGTATTCCCTAGGAAATTATCTCAACTCTCTCCCTAGAGAAAACCTCAATGAAATCAATGAGTTAGAAGTACCTGACTAAAATGCTTGGGTATTACTGCTTAGAACTCACAGAGCTCCGTGGTTTTGCCGCCTCTCCAATTGCTCTATACGGGGAATATATGGCAAAAAGCCACATATTCACCCAGTAATCAAACCATTGCTCTATCATTACTCGTCACTATCGGGACGAGGAGGGCGGCCAAGTCCTACTGGCGGAGGCGGATCTCCAAAAGAGGCTCCAGGAGGAGGAGGTAATGGTCCTCTAGGACCAGGAGCAGAAGGAGCTCCGAATGAAGGAGCGGGAGGAGCACCAAAAGCAGGGCTAGCACCAAAAGACGATACAGGAGAAGGTCTTCCTAGAGGTGACGGACTAGAGGGGGAAGGAGTAGAAGGTCTTGTAGCTGCTTCTATTGCTTTCATCTTTGCTTCTTTATCATCCTTACCTGCAAGCATGATACCAGATAATGTTCCAGTTAAAAATGTAGCAATAGGAATGATTAACTCAAAGAACTTCTGATCAATAGGAGAGATAGCGTTGAGAGGCTGGGTTACGAATATGATAGAATAAAGAACAACAAACACAATACCAGTAAGAGTTAATGCCAGGCAGATTCCGATGAAGAATCTAAGACGAGCCATGAGTTGGTCTTCGGTATAGATGAAAGGATCCTCTCCTTCTTTCTCTTTAAAAAATTTATGGTTCATTTGCATGCTGCCCCCGATTTAGATAATTGTGAAGTCATAGATGGAGTGGTTGGTGCTTTGTCATCAGGAGGACCTAGTCTAGGATCTCTCCCTCCTTTAAATATATGTTCTGGACACGTTCTAGTTACATCGCAGAGAGGCTTTTGGCATTCTTGTTTATCCCAGTTAGCTGGATCTTGACATGAGTATCTAAATCGATCTCCTCCAAATACTGCCAGCAATAATGGAACAAATATTAATAGTGCAAGCCACTTAAACAGTCTTCTATCGTTCACTCTTCACCTCTCTGTGTAATTACCTTCCAGATAATGGATTATCCATTGCTTTCTGAATCTTATTATCTATCTCTTTTCGTAATTCTCGAACGTCCTTTTCAGTTTCACGTTGGCTTTGCTTAGCTCCTCGTTCCACTTGCTCAACCACATTTTCCAACCTTCTGATGTCGTTTTTAAGATCGTTCTTAATGTCGCGGGTGTAGTCTGTAGTTTTAGCAGAATTCTCTTCTATAACAGCCAATCGCTTATCAAACTCCGAAAGGTCAGGAGCAACATAGGTTGCTATTTTTTTCTGCATATCCTGATAAGATTTATATACTTCAAATGCTCCATATAGCGAGCCAAGCACAGAAGAAACTATACCAGCAGCAATCATTAGCTTGGCAGGAGTAAATTCATATCCTCCAATACTAATCACTGTGTCTTTACTAGCATACTTCTTTGCTGCTGCTTCCAGCTCTTCTACTTTTTTGTCTATATTTTTGTCTGACATTTTACTTCCTTATTTCTTGTTTAGTTATTTGATTATACTGATGTTCCAACCAAAGACCAAAAAAACTAATAATAAGGCATGTTGCTGCAAACCAGTGGGCAGGTCTCATATTTTGTAGACCTTAAACAAATAAATTACTATAGAAACTATTCCTAATATCCACCAAAAAAGATCATTGACCTTGTCTTTATCTTTTTGTATGAGTTTCATTTCCTCTTCATTTGATTTATTAATTTCTTGTTTTAGTTGTTGAACTCTTTGCCAAGCTTCTTTTCCGTATTTGTTAATTACATCTTTCTCCATTTTTTGGAGCATTTCTTTTCGTTCTTGTTCTTCTTGAAACTTTTCAAACGCTTGAATTTCTGCATTTATATACATTCTTTCTTTTTGTCTCTTTTCATACTCTCTTTTTTTCTGAGCTTGCTTTACCGCTTCGTTGTTATCTGATTGTATATCAGTAACAATTTTTGCAGTATCTTTACCAATTTTTTGAGCTTCCTTTAACGTATTTAAATTTTTGGAAACTTCATTTAAATCGCTCATTTGTTTTGTCTTTCCAATTCTTTAGCAACTGCTCTCATTTTAATAAGGTCAGAAGCACTCGGTCCTTTTTTAGATTGAACGTTTCCATCGTCTTCAGAAATATTATCTTGTTTTGCTTCTCGCAATATGTTGACCGCAATTGCTCCTAGAATTAAAATCTCTATGAGATAAAATACCATAAACGACTCAAACAATGTACTTGTCATCTCTTTGTCATCCAGGTTGATATTCCAACATATGTACCAACTACCCCACCCAAAGCAATCCAATACAAATCAAGCATGTCTTTAATCTTTTCTAATCTTGATTCAGGTACAAAGAACATTAAAGCAAACGCTGAAGCAATCATAGCAACTAACGAAAGCCAGGCCATTCTCCTTCGATTAACTGCTTTACGTTCGTATTGCGCTTCTTCTTTAGAAGATACTTTTCCATCCTTGTTTAGATCTATTTCATTATTTGTATTGTCCATCTACCATCTCCTGATGTAATCTATCTGCTGCTCCAAAAAGTCTTCTCCCAGCTTGTCTATTATCTATTACATCTTTACCATATTGTTTTTTTATTTGTTTTTCAAGAATGTCCGGGATGTTAGATTGAGCATAGGAAGAAAATCCTGGCACAAAACTCATTGCACTGATAACATTTGCTTGAACTGCTACTTGTCCTTCAAAAGAAGTGGCTTGTTCAGCTTTTCTCATTTCTTCTTTCGCTTTCTTTTCACTTGCTAACTTTACTTCGGAACCAAGTTTACCTTCATTAGAACTAGATTTGGATTCTGCTCTTTCACTTCTTTCTGTTCTGGTTGTTCTTTGAGCTGATTGCTGAGATTGTGATTGGGATGCTGAGGGTTTTGCTTCTCTTTTTTCTGTTGTTTGTTGGGGTGAGGCAATTGCTTGAATTCCAGCATTTTGAGTTCCTGAGGGTGTTAACTTTACCGCAGCAGTTGTATCACTTGGAGAGGCTGAAGTAGTCTTTGTTTCTATTACGCTATCAACGGCACTATCTCCAGTTTTTGAAACTGTTGTTTGAACTGCACCGTCTGTTTTTATAGATGTTGTCGGCTCTGTTTTTGAAACTACGGTAGAAGATGTTGTGTTAGTGCTAGATGAAGAATTTAAAATATTTTGTCTAGCATACGCGGAAGAATAGCCTGGACACTCTTGAGAGTAAAGAGGATTATCAGAACATTGTTGAGTTAAAAGTGCTTGATCGTAACCTGAGCACGATTTATCATAGAGAGGATTTAAAGAGCACTGTTGAACAAGAAATGCTGCTTGATAGCCTGGACATATCTGAGAAGATAGCGGGTTAATGTTACATTGAGCTAAAGTATAACCTGGGCAAGAAGGATCAAACAATGGATTTATCGAACATTGTTGGGTTTGATAAGCTGCTGCATAGCCTGGGCACGAGGGACTAGATAGAGGATTAGATTGGCAAAGGTCCTGGGTGTATTCTAACATTATAGATGGCATTCTAACTTGAGGGCCATAATACCCTGCCCAGAATTTAGCATCTTTTCCTGTAAATTTTAACTCTAAATCTGTTACACTAGACAAAGGATAATCTTGAGGGAACCATTGAGTACCGGAATAGTTAATAAATCCCATTCCTATCATCTGAGGATAATTAGAGGTGTAAGACTGTAAGATTGCGCCTGATGTATCTCTTAGAGAAACAGTACTTGATAATGTTCCATATTGACCAGATGATGAGTCGTTATTAATATTCCATGAATACGAGTACCCTCCAATTTTTAATCCGGTTCCTGCGGTTGCAAGCGCAGCATTAATTCCTATAGTTTGAGTTGCAGATGCAACAGTATATCCAAAAATAATAGTATTAGTTCCTGGATTAAAAGCAGGTGTTGTTCCTCCTGCAAATCCTCCATTCTGCCCGGCAACAGTTCCTGTCCATGCGTTTACGGTAGGAGATAGGAGGTTTTGAGATTGAGTATACGTAGCGTAAGGGTCTGGCTGAGACCCGACAACCTGGGCATATGATACGTTACTCAAAAACAAGAGAAACAACAGATACTTTTTCAATTGCAGCCCAATCTAGCCTTTACAATTGGATCGTCCCCGGCAAAGTCTTTGCAAAGAAATTCATCTTTCTTCTCTGCTTGTTTCTTAGACTCTACTCTAGGAGGATTGACACCGTACGCACCAATATTTGCTTTATCAGCTTTGTTTACTACTCCTCGCTTTTCCCACTCGTCTTTTGCATCCTGTCCAATCTTTCCCTCTACTGGGCAGGGTGTTCCCGCAGCAATCATAGCGGTAAAAATTCTCTCGTCTTGACATAGAGTAGCAACTGCAGCTACTTTCATGCCCATGTCGTATAAATTTTTAGCTAATTTAATTCTTTCACAATTCATATCTCTCATAGTACCGCCCATAGAGATGCCTAGAATTTGTGTTTGAACGGCTCCAGAAGCAGCAACAGCACACACATCGTTGTTAATGGTAGTGATGGATGGAGCTACAGCGGTTGGAGGGGGGCTTTCAACTTTTGTTTCGGATGAACTTCTCGAAGTCGAATCAGTGACAACTGTTTGAGCAGTTGCAGATGATGAAAACATAACAAAAAGCAGCACACTTGCTAGCTTTTTGTACATTTTTTTATTTCCTTTTTTTGGTTGTTACAACTACTTCTTATTTATAAGGCGTCTGTCATCAGCCTGTATCCAATAGGTAATAAACATATTGGCATCCATCTCAGAACTGAAAAACCCTGTTTGAACTTCTCCGGTCTCGGCATGAGTCATTACTACGAGGATGGAGTCAAATGTTGATGATGAAGCTTTAATGATCCAATTTTCAATCTTAATAGGATCAACAGAAAGTATTTCTAGGCCAGGATAACGATCAGATGTTATTGACTTCAAAGAGCGATAAAACTTATCGAAGTCTTCGTGCATTAATCACTTCCAAATGTTTCAACGTAACGGGCATATAAGCCTATTTCTCTCCCGTACGCTTCAATCTCCCAAGGCTGGTCCCAATAATCAACCTTGTTTTCATCTATGTGAGAGGATTGCCATCTGGCTTTTCTCTTTGATACAAACCCATCATTAAGCTCCCCAAGTGCAAACTGTTTCATATGGACAACTTCATGGGCTAAGTATTTTAGTAACTCTTCTTTTGACATCTTCTTATATAATTCTATTTCAAACTCTTTGTACTGGCCATCTCGTTCAACATATGAACAATAACCCATTGCGTCATCAGCAAGCTTGGGCATAAGTCTAATGTTAAGAGAGATGTTCTTACAGATTCGTCTTGGGAGCAAAAGGGATGCATAATACTCAGCAGCAATTGCAAGCTCGTCTTTGAGCTTGGATGAACGATGTCCAACAACCGATACATCCATCAAGTTACCGATAGAGTAACGATAGTTGAACGTCTTAGTAAATACTAATTCACCCTTCTTTCTCATACGCTTTTTTGATCCCCTCCCAGAGATCGTAAGGCCCGTGGAATAAGGCAGATAGTAAGTGAAATGCATGTGAGATTATTATAGCTGTTATAAAAACTGGTAAAAGTAACGTAAACCTTAAAATCACTTAAATTCCTCGAAAACGCTTTTCTCTATACGTCTTTCATTATTTATTCTTTCTCCAGCCTGAGAGCTATCAAAAACCGGCTTATCATTAGACACGTCATCTTGAGCAGTCTGCTCTACATTGTAAAGCCGCATTTTTGATCTATCCACACCAATCACAAACTTTCTATGAAATGACGGGTCATTGTAGCGATTCTTTAGCTGTTTAACTAAAAACTGATTGAGATCCTGCAATTCGTCTGTAGAAATTAAAGCGAACATGAAGTCCGCTGTAGCCGGTAGACCAAAGGATTCCGATGTATCTTCAAGTCCTAGGTCGCTATTCGTATAACCCGAACGAGTAGTCTGAGTAGCCGTTACAATAGGTACGTCAAACTCTACTGCTAACCCTCTAAGTTCCTCGGCAATTGCTTTGATATAAGAATAAGAATTAACATTACTTCCAAACTTAAGTCTAGATGAAATGCAAATATTTAAGTAATCGATGTAGATAATCTCAGGCTTAAAATTCTTCTTTATCTTGAGTTCATTTAGAAGATGTCTGATGTGTCCAGATCCAGCTGAGGCAGTGGGATACTCTTTTATAATTAGTTTACCTTTAGTTTTCTCTAGAAGTCTATCTACCTTTCTCTTGTAAGCATCTTCAGTCAGCATTGATAGCATGTCGATAGTTTCATTTAGAAGATTTGCGTCAATTCGTTCGGCAATCTTCTCCTCTGACATCTCCATCGTTACGTAAAGTACATTACGTCCTTGAATAAGGTTGGCTGCTGCACAATGACACATAAAGAGAGACTTACCTACACCAGTACCAGCTAGCGCTACATTGAGTGTCTTAGTTGGTAGACCCCCTTTAGTTATTTTATTAAAGAATTCTAGATCAAACTCAACACGCTTTTCTTTTCTATGATATGAATTATACCGCTCCAAGAAGTCACCTAGAAAGTCGTGACCTACTGATGTATCGAACGATACTGCTAATGCATCAGAAAGTATTTGTGGAATAGCTTCTTTTGTATACTTCCCTGTCCTATCATCAAGGATGTGAATTGATTCCATGATAGCATTTTGAATAGCTTTATCCTGACAATGCTTTTCAGTATTATCCACAAGCCATTCAAGATCACAAGGTTCATCCTTAAGATTGTTAAGATAGTCTATTGTTTGCTTAACTTCATCATCAGATACTTTTTCTAATTTGTCAGCATCGATGACAAGAGCGGCAGTAGTTGGTTGTTTATTGTACTCTTTTGAATACGCTTCAATAAGATTGAAAACGTTTTTATGGATTCTGTCGGTAAAGTAATCCGACTTAATAAAGGGTAGTGTCTTTCTTAAAAATTCTTCGTTGTTGATCAGATTAGTTAGTATTGTATTCTCAATCAATTTTTACCTTTCATAGAACCAGGTTTCTTCATATTTCTTTTTACCCACGTTTTATTAATCATCGTAACGTGCTCCTCGTCAGTAGAAAAGACTACATCATCTCCTTCCCTCCAGTCTAACTCTTTCATCATTTCTTCATCAAACTGAAGAATCTGTTCTTTAGTTGCAGGATCTTCTAGTACTTCAGCTTGATATACCTTTGATGAGGTCAAGTTCTTTCTCCGTCACATTAAAATGTTTGCCAGGGTATTTTGTTTTTATATTCGCAACGATTTCTTCGTAGTTCTTACCCTGAAGTAAGAATTCTTTTGTATCTCTGCTATAGAAGAAAAATTGTTCGTTATGAACCTCTACTGACGCATCTATTATTTTTGACCTTAGATCATCCAAAACGTCTTGCGCAAACGTGGCAAGCATTTTGATTCGTTGATATCTTTTATAAACCAGCCATCCTCGATAGACAGCTGCTCCGATAACAAATCCAATCATAAGAAAAATAAATTCAATCATTACTATCTCCTACAAGATTAAATCCTACCTCTTTAATTTTGTTATCGCTCCATGTAGCAAGATAATTATTGTCTTTCCGAAAAAGATCTAGTGCGTCTTGTTCGGTAACAGTGCGGTGACTAAAGATTGTTTCTCCTAAATGCTCCTGTGAGAATTCTTTAATTACTTTGTTATTAACATGCCCCTCCACTACACTATCCAAAGCCCATTCGGGATGGTTGTCATTAGTTTCAATAAGATAACGCATACGAAATTGAGAGATAGTTTCAACGAGTACTAACATAAGTCACCTTTGCTAACAAGATAATCATATGATAAAATTAAACCTAAATTAAATCTACTCGACTTCGCTAGTAATCTCTTCGGACGAATTAGGATCTGGAAGCCCGGGGGCACCGTAACTATACTCGTTTTTCGCACATTCTTCAAGCCTTGCCATTACTTCCTCAGTAAAGTACTTTTCAGGGTTGGTGTTAATTTCCTTCCCAAATACTTTCTGTCCATTTGGAAGCTCATAACGAGTAGATGTCTTCTTGAAGATTTCATACTTCTCAGCCAAGTCTAGGAGACCGTAGTATCGGTCAAGACCTTTGTCGTAAGTAAGAAGCACTTCGACTTTTGAATGTTCTTTCGATAGTCGAGATTTGTACATTTGAACCTTGATGATATTTCCGATGATTGCACCGGAAGTGTCTTTTTCTTTCTTTTTTGATAACATTGCAATAGAACTGGCAGCATATTTTAACCCCGTACCTCCCCCTAACTCTTTCATAGGTATATAAGAACCGACTAAATCATAAACGTGATTAGTTACTAACATTGGCACACTTACCTTGGCAAGTCTAAGTGTAAGCACTCTAAACGTTGCTTTAATGACCTGTGCCTTGGTCATATCTCTAGTATCTTTACCTTCCAGACTATCTTCCATCTCCTTAGAGGTAGAGAGTAGTCCTAGACTATCTAATACAAACAGCATAGGGGGGCGCTTATCTTTAGGCTGCTTATCGTATGCATCTAACATCTTAAGTGCATGAGTCTTAAACTTCTGAATAGTATCAGGCTCGGCAATAATAACACGTTTAGTATCAATACCTCGCTCCTCCATCATTCCTTTGGTGACGGCTGCTTCGGTGTCATAATAGACGACTCCACCTGTTGGATGCTTTTCGAGGAAAGATCGGACGATCCCAAGAACGAAGTAACTCTTACCAGTAGCGGACTCTCCTGCAAAACCAGTAATTTTATTATCAGGTACGCCGCCATAGAGGCTGCCTGAGAGAGCAGCGTTGAGAATGTAGCTGCCAGTATCAATAAAGCTCCCAAACTCAGCACTACCAGCACCGTCAGCGGCAATAGAAGTATCTTCATCTTTAATAGTCTCCACAAGGTCTCTAAAAAAATCACTCATTGTATACCTTCCTCTATTTGTTTTTCATAATACTTTTTAAGCTCTTTTACTGCTTCAAGCACTGTAGGATGAAGGTGCTCAAAATTTTGATAGTCCATAATATTATTCATAAGATTACGAGACAATCTTATTTCTCTAAAATATCCAATAGGATTAACTTCAAAATCATTCATGATGTTAGTATTCTCCAACGTCTATAGATTTAGGTTTAACTATTCCAGCTGCCTCTTTCTGTCTTCTAGAAATGCTTGCGGCATCGTCTGGAATGTCGTCTTCAGGCATTACTTTAATTTTTTTCTTGTCAATCTCTATTTTACCTGCTTTACGTTTTTCGTTCAACTTATGAGTACGTTTAAGCCATCTAGGGATTACATTGTCTTTATTTTTTAAATCATCCTCTACCTCTATTTTATTTTGAGGAGGTAAAGGAGTTTTTAACTGACTGTTAGCAGCAATTAAAAGAGCTATAGCGAGGGGATCGAACACTGCAACTATTAAAATTATAACCCATCTTACTGCTTTATCAATAACAGAGTCATCAGCCTCTCCATAGATAAGCTCTGCTATGTATTTGATAGGCCCTACTTCAGCTGTAATTTTTCTTAACTCGGAAGCTAGAGGTGCTTTTTCTTCGTTAAGCTTTGTAATTTCTTTTTGTGCATTTGCAATATCAAGTAAGAGTTTTTCACGCTCCTTTGCTTGCGCTCGACGAACAAGCACAGCTCTTTCTGCCCCCTGACCTTCAGAGGTTCTTGAAAGAAGCTGATCAACCTGTTCATCCATTTGTTTGATAGCTTTACGAGCAGCATCGATATTGTCTTTCTGAATCTTTATTTTATCTTCAACGATAGAAACTTTACTTAGAGCATCTCCTGTAGGAACCGCTTGATCTAAATGTGCTTTAGACAGATAACCAAACGTTCCCATTGAAGTAATAAACATTAAAACAACTACCGCCGAAACTAGATAATATTTTAATGTTTTACTAACAACATCCCAGTTTCTATATAGCCACGAGACTGACACTACCTTGGCTAATCCTAACGACCCTCCTAAAATAACTATAGGCCAAAATGCAGAAGAAAAAATAGTGGTAAGGCCAATTATAGAGTAAAACTCCGCTACCGCCGAGAGAAGTAACGCAGTTGCTAAAGCTACGTGATTAATGTTTATTGATTTCATGAATTAACTATTTTTTTAACTTTAGAAATAAAATCATTCATTTTTTGTGATCTATTTGGCCAGTAAATATATTCTTTTGAATCATCTTTAGCCAAATTAACTAACAATGGCATTACCATTTTATAAAGCTGTTCGAGCTTACCCTTGTATGTCTCTTCTATTTCTGCTAATGCCTGATCTTTAGATGTTACTTCTTGTTGGAGCTGACGCTCCATTGCTTTAAGTTCATCTTCGCTTACAGCAGAGAATCCAAAATCATTTGAATCCATATCGTACATATCATCAATGGTAGTTTTAATCATCCGAAAAATCCTTCTAATGTGCTATGCCGCTCTGTCTTCCAACCAATAGTATCTAAAATGGAGGAGAGGGGCTCAAGGAAAGCTTTCTCAAACTGCTTATCATAATCAATTAATGTATCGAGATTAAGTTCTTTAGGAAGCTTTCCAGGGGTGGAGATAACATGCTCACCTAGGTAGTTAGGTGTCTTAAGATAACAAAATTTAATCTTCTCTCCCGAATAGATTAAATCATATTTATTATCTAGGCCTTTCTTTTTTAGCTGATTATTATACAGCAGTGCGCCTTTAACGTGAATTGGAGTTCCCAGCTTAAACACCTTAATAGAATTCTTACTGTTATCAGTCCACTTATCTAGATCTTTACATCCTCGAGGAAACGAAACATCCTCAAACGGGAGCCTGGCAAACTTGTCTCTCTCCTCGGCAATGTAATCAATCATCTCATCTTCTGTTCTAGTCATGATGATGTTAAAGGCTTTTGTAATACTGTTTCTAACTGAAAGCGGCGTTGAACTCCTAACCGCTTCTACACCCATCATCTTAAGCTTAGGTTCTGAGTAGCGAACTCCTTCGTTATCATACACATTTAAAATGTATCGCTTTTTAGCAATGAATATACCTTTATCAGCAATCGCCTCGCGCTTCATCTTCATCTTTTGTGCATAGGCGTTTACATATATTGCAAGCTCATCATAGTACTTGTTTAGTTGCTTTTCAATCACATCGTTACAATACTTGTCAAGAATAGCAACCTTATCGTCGATAGGTTTATCTTTCCCTATGAACTTGTTTACAATACCGCTTAAATTAAGATACATTGAGTCGGTATCAACAGCAATAACGTAATCAACGTCCGATGTATTAAGTTGCTTATTAATAAACTCGTTCATCTTATTTTCAGCCCAGCGAATAGACAGTTGTCCGGACTTAGTAATTGATTCGGCAAAACGAACATCATACCACCTAAAGAACTTATTTGCTAAAGCACCATAAGCGGAGTTAAGCTGAATTTTTTTAGCTAACTGCATGTTGTGACATCGAGCAATTTCTTTCTCCAGCTCATATGTCTTTTCTTTTTCAAACTTTTTCTTTGCCTCAATCATCTGATTCTTATACTTAACACGATCATCATACATTTTCTGCATGAGCTCGGAAAGGAATCCTTGTCTGTCTTTATCGTAGTAACACCCAGAAGCAGCTACCGTATAGTTAGAGGCGTTCATTTCGTTTCTGATACCAAAATCATCTAACGCGCCGTTAATTATTTTATCTACTCCATCACTAGAAGCAAGCGAGGAGAATGTTCCTTTAAATGTTTCGGGTGAAATATTATACTGCATAATTAAGTGAGGGTACAAACTATTCAAGTCAAACGAGCAAACCCATTCATGCATTCCTATTTGCGGGTCTTTAACGTACGCACCTACAATAGGATTATCTTTCTGCCGCTTGGAAGGATCAAACATTGGCACGACTATATTCTTCTGCTTTAGATAATTTGTTATAATAATGTCCCACATCCGTACAGATGTAAATGTATCAAGGTAGTTTACCTTAGCGTCGTATGCAATAGCAAAGACTTGCTCAATAAACTTAAGCTTATCTTCTAACATATCTACTAGTTCAACGTCTCGAATATTATAGTTTACATAGTTCTGAAAATCGTTCTCGTAGAACTGCGTAAGGTTTTCGTACCCTAGTTCGGCATAGTCTAACTTTTTCTCTCCTAGCTCGTGATCGCAAACAAAATCTAGTTTGTAACTCTCAAGCATCTTAAACGAGAACTTTCTATACAGCTGGAGATAATCGAGAATTGTAATACCGACAATAATAGGAATAATAACTTGTCGACCGGCAAACTCTACTTCCCGCTCATCTAGTATACCCCAAGGAGAGAGCTTTTTTGCTGACTCAGGTCCAAGTATGCGCGTGATTCTATTAATCATGTACGGCATATCAAACCCTTCAACGTTCCATCCTGTTACAATATCGGGTAAGTATTGTTTAGAGCGCCAGATTGTGATAAACTTTGATAAAAGATCTCCCTCGTCTACACATTTAATAAAAGTCACAGACTCTTTCTCTGGCTTGTAATCTTTCATTGCAAGCACTACACTCTTTCCATTTTTTCGAACAGTAAGAGATGTTAGAGGTCTGTCAGCTTTAGTTATGTCCGGGAACCCTCCAGTAGCTTCAATCTCAATATCGATTGTAACTACCGAGATGAGATTAGGATCGTAATCGATCTCTCCAGGGTAATGGTCGTCAATGAAGTTGTAAAGGTAATTGGTATTGCCGTACATTAACTTACCAGAGACATCCCTGTATTGCTTGACGTAGTCTCTAGCTTCATAAACGTTCTCAAACTCTCGTTTATAAACAGTCTTACCGTCGATAGTTTTGTATTCTTCTATCGAGGTTTTATCGTTGGTGAAGATGTAAGGTTTGAGAGGGATTGAGCGTTGGATCTTTTCTCCGTTCTCAAACCCTCTTAACAGAATTTCGCTTCTGTACTGATGTACGCTGGTATAAAAATTCATTATTATCCTTAAAGTACTCCGAGGCTTTCCTACACGAGTACAACAATTTTAAACTACTTTAGGCAATTAATCCAGGCTTGTAAACAACTTTACCGTTCTCTCTCATTGCTGTGAGAGTCTGACATTTTAGATCAGCCGGGTTGTAAGATACGTGAACCCATCCAGAGTCAGGTACCCCGGGGGTATAGAATTCTAGGATTACTTGAGTATACCAAAAATTCTCTGAAATGTATTTTGCTAGGTCGTAATTTGCTACTCCGGGAATCTCAATATCAGCTGCTTGACCTCGACAATGATCAGAGGTTCTAGATCCTCCTACGGCAGCATTAACATTAGGATGTCTAAAGCCAGAATTAACTTTAATTCCTCTTCCGTAAGCTGTTCTTAGCGGCTGGAGAATGTTTTCGCAAAGTATTCTTAAATTCTCAATCTCAGCATCTCCTGGAGTATTGTCTAGACCGTTTCTGAGAGCGGTCTCACTTTTAACTAATTCCGCAAGGGAAAAATTTTCTGTTAGTTGCATGTTAACCCTTTACTTTGCTGCTGGAGTTTTTTTAGCTCTCGCTTTTTGAGCAGTCTTTTTAACGGTTGTTTTGACTTGCTCAACAGCAACCTTAGCATCTGCTTGATCTACTTTTCCGTCATTATTTAAATCAAAAATTTTGCTTCTTCTATTAACATAAAAGGCCATTGCGGCTACTATAATTACAAGAACGATTAAAATTTCCATGGTACCCTCCCTTGTGCTGTATTTAGTAAAAAGAAGCCCCGAAGGGCCTCTTTTTTACTTCTTAGGACCGTAAAGATCGTTTAAGATCTGCTCAACCTCTTCTCTAGTTCTAACGCTAGAGGAGAGAAGAGCTGCGGTTTTGTATCGACTATACTGCTCGGTAATGTCAAATAATTTATCTAAAATCTTATTGATAAATTTCATTTTTTAGTCGCTTCTGTTAGCAATTGTTTCTGGCTAACTTCAGCGGCTGATTCATCTACAATATCAATTTTCTTAGCTGGAATTAACTTAGACATATTTTCCAGCGTAACTTTAAGCATTCCATTAACCAGGGATGCATTCTTAACCTCAACAGAATCAGCTAGTTTAAACGAGCGAGAAAACGATCTCTCCGCAATACCTTTGTACACATAGTCGCTATCATCAGAATGTGATGCACCGGAGATCTTCAGAGTATCCCCTGATAAATCAATGTCTATATCGGCTTTACTGAAACCGGCAACGGCCATCTCAATAGTGTACTTTCCCTCATCAACCTTCTTAATATTGTAAGGAGGCCAGTTAGGGATTGTTTTTGCGACGTTATTTTGCAAAGTAGCTAGATCATTCCAAAGACGATCAAAACCAATAAAATTACGTTCGAAGTCCTTAAAAAAGGGTACTGTAGCGTTCATAGTAAACTCCTTAAGCTGCTGCTTTGTAAGGTTTTAGAGCTTTATCGAAAGCACTAAAAAAGTCATATTTAGAAGCAACATCGATAAGATCTTCAACTGCTGCAATTGACTGACGCGCAAATTGAGCTTGAGCGTTTACAAATTGCTGAAGAGGCTCTCGAACCGTTTCTTCTTTTACAAAGGTGTTAAGGAATTGAGTTTTGGCGTATTGATCAGAATCAACAGCCGAAGAAAGATATGTGTTCATGTGTTCTCCTTTGAACTAAGCGAGTTAAAAAATACCGACCCTATTGGCATCGGTATATTATATATACCCTTTTGGGGTAAAAATCAACTATTTTTTACGTCCTATGTTGTACTTAGATACTAGTTCCCAATCGTCCTTTTCTTTGTATGGAAGGACTTTAATCTGGGATAAAAGAGCAACAGGCTCTCTAGTTTTAGAAGGGTCTATTAATTGTACCAGGCCCCACTCGGCAACCAGGTTAGCAATAGTATTCCTTCTTCCTTTATCTTCTTCTGAAAAATTAGATGGTTTTCCATCTAACATAAACAATTCTTTAAAATGCACAATATAATACCTACCCTGCTTATGAAGGATATGGCATGACTGATACAATTTTCTGTCTTTTCTAGACGCTACACCAATTCTCGTCAGAGTTTCTCTGATCTTTAAGAAGTCATCCTCGCTTACGAGTCTTACCTCTACCAACGAATCTATAATGCTCATCATCCACCTTTTTGTAATTTTATTTTTATAGTATGGATTTGTTCGGAGGAGAGAATGTCTAGAGCTTGTGCGGCCTTTGCATTACTATAGCCAAAATATTCTTTTACTGCATCTAGATCATTACTATCCTGCTTCTTCACCCATTTTGCAAATCGCTTGGCGGGCCGTATACTATTTAGCATATAGTAAAATTGCATTTTATTATCTAGATTAGCGTTCATATTCATCTCATTAGCATAAAGAACAGTATCTTTAAAGTACGAGAAGGATCTATTAGAGTACCACGGACTATAGCCGTCCTCCATAAGCTTTGGATTATCAGGATCTTTCATGATATCTTTACCGCTATTAATGGCGTTAATGTAATCAAATGGGTTCATATAAATCCAATCTTACTCTCTCTCGGCTTATGAGTGTTGCGTTGCTGGAAGAATATTTCAGCTAATGAGTAAGTGTCTGTATCCGGAGTTGGTTTAAACTCAATATTTAATCGGGTGGCGAGTTTCTCTGCTTGCCCTTTAGTGTAGTTATCAAAGTGAAGGATATCAAAGCATCGTCCTGGGCGAGTTAAGGCAGGGTCAATATCTTTAATCGACGGGAGGTTAGTAGAAAAAATTAACTTCTTTCCTTTCATAGTAATTAGACCGTCACCTACGTTAAGAAAACGATGCATCATATGATTACCATCTTTTCTTGACTTAAGAAAGTTATCAGCATCTTCAATAACCATAACGCCTGAATCGGCCTCAATAAATCTAGCGAAGATGTAATCTTTGTCTAGAATTTTTTCATCGTAAGTAACCATTGCATTCTTTCCGGAATGAAATAGTAGTCCGCGAATAAAAGTAGTTTTACCGGTTCCAGGAGGTCCAATAAGAAGTAAAATAGACGCTGATGATTCTAAAAACCTATCGTAATAGTCTGTAATTTCTTCTCTATCTAAAAAAGGGTACATTTCAGTCACGGGAAGCTTCTCCCCAGTAAGAGGAATCTCTACCGAGCTTCCATCTCCACCGTATACCCACTCTACAGTACAAGAAGCAATAGTAAACTTCTGCGATAGTAAATCATATTCTCTCTCTACAAATTCTTTAGTGCCATATAACTTCACCGTAATGCTGGTGTTACTAATAGCATAGTCAATAAATCCCTCTACATCCTTCTTAATAAGAATGCCTGCTAGATCACCAAACTCTACTACCTGCCATTCATCTCCAGAGGCTCGAGTATGCTTTCGCCACTCAACATCAGAGCAAACAAAGTTCTCTTCTTTTTGATATGTACTTTCTAAAAGTTCACTCGTTCTATAATCTAAAAGTTTTGAGAGGTAATGATCATTAAGAGATGTTCCTGCTAGGAAAAATTCATCTCTACTTTCTACTTTAGAGAGGGCTTCGCTTTCTGCATTCATATATTTTTTATGTGCTCCATCATAATGTTTTCTTTCATCAAAAAGACACTTTTCTGTAGAAGACATGTCCCATGGTTGTTTTCTTCTTACAGATTTTCGCCTTACTCTTTTTCTTCTTAAAAGTCGAGATAAAGATTTAGGAGAATATTCTTGTACTTCCTCTATAATACTTTTTACAAAATCTCTCATTTAAACTCACACTCAACCATCAGTTCAGTTAAACAAGCAACAATATTAACTTCTTGATCGGCTACAAACGCAGCTTTATATTGATAGTCAGCAATGATAAGAACCATCTGCGGGATAGAAGAGGGTTTAAGATATACTGATGCAGTATCGTATAACTTTCTAAAGAACGTTGTGCTATCTATATCTAGATTTTCTCCAGCCCACTTTCTGATACCTGTAAAGTTTTTATCCTTTAACATCTCGGTTAACTCTTTTAACTTTTCATCTTGAAAGCTAGAAAGAATACCTGTATCTATTTTACCCATAGCGCTATAGCGCTGTAGTTCGTTAAGTACTCGTCTGAAATCAGGAAAGTATTTTTTTACTACTTCGGCAACTGCTTTAGGGTCAGAATCAACTCCCTCTTTTTTTAAAATATCCATTACGCGCTTGTAAAATACAGAAGCGAGCTCGGGCTTATCTTGCTGTGATATTTTAAATTCTACTATGCTACATCTAGAGTGTAGTTCAGGAATGATTCGATTTTTATAATTACAAGTTAAAATAAACCCGCAGTTCTTAGAATATTCTTCCATAAAATTTCTAAGAGCAGGTTGAGTAGAGTTAGGATTGAGGTAATCGGCCTCGTCTAGAATAACATATTTCCTCCCTCCAGTGAGAGACACGGAAGAAGCGAAAGCTACTATCTCTGTTCTCAACGTATCAATATTACCATATAATGACCCGTTAATAATCATGTAATTACATCCAAGCTCCTCCATCATCGCTCTAGCAATAGTAGTCTTTCCCATTCCTGCGCGCCCAGTAAGCAGCAGGTTAGGAATATTTTCTTGCTCGACGAAAGTTTGAAAGGTCTTTTTTAAATCGGCAGGAAGTATAACTTCACTGATTGAGCGGGGTCGATATTTTTCAACCCATAGAAAGTCTTCAAGCATAATATCCTCATGTCAAATATCCAAATACATCTTCACTATCATACCAACAATTATAGCCTTTACTTTTTAATATATCAAGCAAAGTAGTCAGATCTATGAACTTATGTTCGATTTTTAATATTTCTGGTTTAACTAACCAATCAAACCCTTCTAGTACTTCTAATTCGTGACCTTCCACATCTAATTTTAAAATTCCTATTTTTTCTATACTGAATTTTTTTACTAAAGAGTCTAGCTGCCATGTTTTTACTGTTGTTGTTTTAACATTACCTAAATTATGGCCGAGAGTTTTATTTTTATCAATCAGACGGCTTGAACGGGTTTCAAGGTGACTAATTCCCCTGATCCATCTAGCATTTTCTGTTCCCGGTTCAACATATTTTAATTGAAGTTCTCCCTCCCTATTCGAAAGGGCGCCTTGAAGAACTACTACATTCTCAAAATCTTTAAATGAATCACTAAGTTTGCTAGCATAATATGGAACAGGCTCAACAAAAATAGTTTTATGTTGGGGATTAGGATTAATATTATCGAAATCGCATGCACCGACTTCGATGTCCCACGTAACATTATTCAAAGACAGAACTTGCCTCCGTCGCTACCCAATAAGTTACGGTCTTGCCTTGAAGTTCGGCTAGACCCTTCTTAGAGATTTTAACTTTATAGGAGTCACTAATAAGTTTAAGATTGTTATCTTTAATAATTACTTTAAACTTAGAGGTTGTAGAGCCTACCTTTACCTTGAACGTATCACTGCTAGGATTCTTAGTATTTACAGTTTCAAGATAGATGCTTTCACCTGTACCAGAAATAGCAACCTCACTATACTTTAAAACGGCCATTGCCTTTAACAGGCTATTTAATGTTGACTCCGGTAAGTCAAACTCAATATCAAACTCTGGTAGTTTAAGTTCTTTTTGTGGATAGACTATTAATGATTCTTCACCAAATGTATAGCTCACAGATTGATCATCTTTCATAATCTCGAGATGATTGTCTTTTACATCTAGTGTAGGAGTATCAAACAATGACATTACACTAAGAAACTTACTTAACTCAGCAATAGCAAACTGCTTTGGTATTGTCTCTGTAATGGTAGCCTTAGCGATAATCGTTTGTACAGGTGACATCGTGGTGATACTATTACCCTCCTTGAATACAATAGAAGGGTTAATAGTAGAAAAGTTTTTCAAAATATTTAAAGTGCGATTCTCAAATTGCATGATATAGACCTTCCTTTAGATCTTTTTAACTACTTGCTTTTTATCCTTCTTCATAAGCCCTGCATCGGCGGTAGCAGAAGCACCAATCTGCGCTAGATCAAGTAAACTTCCTCCAAATACATAGCTACCAACGTGCTGCAACTTCATCCAAGGGCAGAACCATACTTTCATTCCAGCCTTTGCTGCATGGTAACAGAAGTTATAGTCCTCAGACAAGTAGCGCTTTGAATCAGGATCAATAATACAATCAAAATAAGCCATAATTTCTCGGCTTCCATCAAAATGCTCAGTACGTATATGATCTGGTTTATAACTTAGTTCAGGATACGCTTTAGCATACTGCTCGAACGTCTTTCTACGTGCCATAAAGAACCCCGTACCAATTTCTAATACTTCTACTGGTTCACCTAGAGGAATTTCTCTCTGCGAATGTTTAGGGTTAAACACATAGTCGCCAACATACTTCTCTAAATCATTAGGATTCTCATCTGCAAAACCTTTGTCTACTGCAACCTTAATTTTCTCCCACGAAATACACTTCTTAGGATATGGACCTCCCATAACATCATAAGGTGTATCATCATCCATTAATGCAAGCATTGCAATAACGTCTTGTGGATTAAATCCAATATCTGAATCAATAAACATTAAATGTGTGGCGTCCGATCGCATAAACTCATCTACACAATAGTTACGTGCGCGAGTAATAAGCGATTCATTAAACAGGTAGTATAGTTGAAGAGGGATCTGATATTTTGCACAGAATGCCGATAGGTCAGCAATAGAGCGGGTATACATCCCTGCACACTGCCCACCGTACATTGGCGTAGCAACGAACAGTTTTTTCTTTTGTAGGTCTTCAATTTTAATTTCAAGTTTCATTATTACGCTCCATATTTTTTATCATGTTCTTTTCCAATACCATATGACCCATCGTACATTGTAAGTGCTTCGGCGTTAAAGCTCAAGTATTGTCCAATGCGAGTACCTTTCTTAATCTTCGCTGGACCCACCGTAACGTGCATAACGCCTGCCATAACACCATGATAGCCAGAGTCGTAAAGGCCTCAAGTAATAAAGCAGCCGTTCCGATTAAGAGTGCTACGAGTAATAACCCAGCCAGCTTCACCCTCACCGACGTTGATGATGTTTTCCATGACAACCTCGTAGTGACCAGGGTCCAGGAAATAGAATCCTTCGCTGTCTGGTAATAACTCTTCAGTTCCTCTATGGGTCTTAGTTTCATTTGTCACCTCAAATACATTAGGTAAAATTTTAAATACCTTTCCAAGCCTCAAATCGACAGCATTAGGCTGGCTGTCTCCATTACAAACATTTGATAAAGTACTTTTGGAATTAGGTCCGAGTATGTGCTTCATTCATTCTCCAAAATAATAAGGATTTTCAACAGTTTCAAATTTAGCTTTTGCGATCAGTCGGTTTCGATTGAAATCAATCTTACTAACGACGTTAGGTGTGGTTTCTATACTTCCTTCAAACTTAGTAGAGGAAATATTCAACTCATGATCTAAGTACATGGGCGAAATTTCGTTACGAAAAAGATTCAGCGAAAGGTCGTCCCGATCATAATACAGGCAGCTAAAAGTACCGTCAAATTCATTCAACTCATCAAAACTCGTTCGAACACTTTCTAACATCTGCATTGTGTCCCACGATGTATTATACTTAGCTGCTTTCCCCTTGATAACTTCAGCTTTTATAATACCATTGTGCCACAGCGCTTTGTTTGGCCATGTTTGATATTTCTCTGTAATAACGGCAGGATGAATAGATTGCTCCGAGCGCATTTCGGTTGTAGGGGCCTGTACATGAACTATACCGTAATTGTTATGAGGTATTATATGCCTAGTTAAATCTATAGTTCCAAGTTTTTTTACTTCAACAGTTAAAATACCTGTTGTAATATTATAGAGGGAGAAAGAATAAGAATGAGAACCTCTATAAGAATTAAGAGCTACAAGCTCTCTTAATGTATCAATATTCTTTGATCCGATGATTGCGCACATAATATACCTTTCTCAAGCATGCAGTTAATTTCTATTATAGTTGATTTTGCATTTTTGTGCAAGATTGCATACCCTCCCGCAGCTTTAAAAGGATCTATACATGCTTCAGAATCGTCAATTAGTAAGGTATTTTCAAATGCGTAATTTGCTTTCTCTTTTTTAGTAAGAGTGAAATTATAGTTAAGAGATTCAAACCCTTTATTTTCTAGCCAGAGTATTTTTTGAGCTACTACTAGACTAGAGTTAAATTTATCTGATGCACAGGAGAGTATTTCAATGTTAACTTTTAGTCCACTGAGGCCTTGTACAAGAAGAAGGGCATCGGCACACATTGGTAGATTGGCAAATCCTTTTCTATCCACAAAATCAAACCAATTATTTTTGTTAGGATCATCTCTGCAATTACATCCATAAATGCTTGAGTAATGCTTATCGAAGTCAGCAATGACCCCGTCCATATCTAAGTAAATAGTATCAATCATTTTAATAGTTTATCCCATGGTATGTCTGTCGAATAAGGTATCGGATCTTTTAGTTTAGCTTTACTAAAGTTAGCAATACGCTCACTGCAAGAAGGACACTTACCGCAACTTCTGCCTGAAGAATCAGGATTATAGCAAGTAAGAGTAAAATCCAGTCTAACATTTCCAATCTCCTTTGCAATTTCTAACTCTTCGTACTTTGATAAGTGACTGAAGGGAGCTAGTAATTTAACTTTATGTGTTCTATTTTGATCGGCAACAGCATTCATACTATCTACAAACTTCTGCGTTGTATCCCAGTATCCGTATTCATCGTGTACTTGCAACCCGGTAAAGACATACGGTGCATTATGTGACTCAGCAAACGAAAATGCCAATGCATTTAATATCATATTACGAAACGGAACATAAGTCTTAGGTTGAGGGTCACCAAGAACTTCTTTTATTGTTGGCATATTAACGTTTGTACCAGATATATTAGCGGAGATAGGCTTGGCAATCTCTCCTAAAATACCTAAGTCAAGTACATGATGTTGAATGCAAAGATACTCACAAGTTTTTTTAGCTAATTCTAATTCGCGCTTTTGCTTTTGACCATAATCAAACGAGAGAGCAATCACTCGACTATACTTACCATCAGGTCGATGTCCGTACTTTGCATTTAAGATATAGGTCATAATAGTACTATCCAGACCTCCAGATAGTACCGATACTACATTCTGATTATACTCAATACTTGGTAGATTACTAACAGCCTTGTCCAGGGTCATCATGTCTTTCCTTTTGTACTTTATGTACATACACAACAGCATCCATAAGTTCTTCTTTTAGATGCTGTAACCATTGATCGAAGTTTAAATCATTACGCTCCGTAGTAACACCATATTTTTTAAAGCCATGTAAAGAGCGATCTACAAACTCTCCACATATTTCATTTACATTGTTATCAGGTGATTTCATTGTCTTGGTGTCTTAGTAGAAGGTACTGCTGGGTTAATAATAGAATGATCATAAAGTAGGTTCATAGAAGAAGCACGTACGGGGTTAATATCAATACCCCCTCTTCGAGTATATAAACATCCTACTAATAGCTCTTCTGGTTCAAGTAAGTCCCAGAGTCGTTTGTAGATACATTCGCAAATTTCTTCGTGAAAATGATTCTCTTTTCTCATTGAGATAATATATTGCAGAAGCGACTCATCTGTAACTCCTTTCTTACCCTTTACATGAATATACACATCACCCCAATCGGGTTGATTAGTAACACGACAGTTCGAACGTAAGGAATGTGAGCGTCGTTTAACAGCGTATTGCTCTTTTGTTGGAATAACTTCTAGAATATCAGCCGATTCGTTGTAACGATCAAATGAGATGTTTTCTACATCACAATAAAACTCTAGAGAAATAAAATCACCATTAAAAGGTCTCACTGTATCGCTAGGGTTAATAAACAAGCAAGCTTCCACTGAGGCCGGGCCCCCAATCGCCTTTTGTAAATCATCTTCAATCATTCTTTCAATCTTGTATATCTCATCATGCGTATCAATTAAGCGAGCCATATTATAAGAGTTGAGATAAAGCTTAACTGACTTTGATTCTACAATGTTAGGTGAATGACTATTATAAACAAATTTTAACCAGCCTGAGATAGGATAGCCATTTTTAAGAAGCGTAGAAAACTCATATGAGTTCCAGCTATCTCTTCCTACAAACGGCAACTTTTCACCATCTAACCCGTAAGCTGTTCGATTAAGCTGTCTTGGTACGGCTACTAACAGCGTTGGATCTACATTGTCAGGTGTTACGTATGGTTTAACAACCGTCCCGTCTCCCGCCTTACCCAGGTGTACTGAAACTAGTTTATTAAGTTCTTCTTGATTATCCATTATGATTTGTCCTCTTTTCTAACTCCGTATTGTAGATGTCTAGAATAAATTGAGTGCGCTGTCTTACCGATCCATTTACAAATAAAAAGTTAATGTTATGCCCACTCATAACATCGTTAAAAATTTGTACGATGTCATCTCTAAATTCTGTATCAGTACTTCTAGTGCCGTCGTCCACAATGTCAAACTCCGGCACAATATAAAATAAAAGATCGTACAGTTGTACGGTCTTATTAAAAATTCTATATGCGAGATCTAATATTTCCTGACTTACCTTACCTTTATTTCTCAAATACTTTGTATATACCAGTCCGTCAAGAGAAGTTCTATCCGTAATCATATTGTCATGCATGAAGAGATTTACTATATGCTCTTGCATGATTAGTCTTTGAGTCACGTCACTCCCGTGCTCATTAATTAGTAAGCCATAACTTTTTACTCTACGTGTTACTTCATCACAAATAGAGTAATCTTTAAATATTGGTTCTGATCTTAATGCATTAAGTAAAGTAGTTTTACCTACAGACTGTGCTCCGCTAATCCCAATTCTCATTTAACATTAACCTTGTATTTAAAAAGTCTACCCATAATTCTATAGACCTTTCCTTCAATTTGCCAATCAGACTGTCCAGTGTTTCATTTTCTTCAATCAGGCAAGCATGAAGGCGCATAATTTCTCCCTCATCTACCTCCGGTGTTACTCTGTGTATAACCGTACCTGTGGTAGGTAGTTTAAGCTCTAATGCTTTCTTTTGCGGGTCTTTACCCTTAAGTATAGGATAAGTTCTAATGTCTCCTGGATGGCCGTTATATACTTCAAACTTCTCGCAGATGTCAGCCGGAAGAATTCTTAGATACCCATGTAGTGTAATAAGCCACTTCCCGTTATACTCCTCTCTTAGGAAGTCCATAATTATATCATGCTTCCATTTTACGATGTTAAAATTATTAACCGAGGTATGAAAGGTAGACTCGTTTAAATTGTTAGTAAAAACGATTGAGGGTTGGTATCCCAGTCGTTCACAAATGCCTACTAACTCGGAGCCAGATTGGCTGAACATAGCAATCCAGCCCTTTTTAACAGGTAAACTATCCATTACAGATAGCTCTGAAACATTCAATATTGTAGAGGACTTTTTCAAGAGTTCCATCATCCACCTCTTGGTTAATCATAGTAAATAATTTTTGTGAAGGTTTATCTTCCAAACCGTCTTCACCTTTGTATCGCATTCCCTTTAAGCCCGCAACGACGGGGTTTGAAGTATCGATAGAATCGAGCCAGGTAAAATCACGGTATGAGGAAAATTCTTGCGGGAGGCCACATCCGAGGAGGTGATGAGGTTTCTGTGTGTTGATAATCCCGGTATGGAGTAGATGGTGTAAAAGTGCGTCCCGTCCGTACATGTAATGATGATACACTGTCGGGAGTTTTCCATTTACATTTTCGTCCACAAAGAATGAATAATCAAATGAGAATGCAACCTTATCTACTCGAGGTTCTACTTCCTCATAACACCAAATAATATCCTCTAAGCTCTTACCTTGAACTACTCCTATAGTTTTACACCCAGCAACAGGCTCCCAGTTAAGTAAGCGTGCTACTGTTCCTTCTGCATCTTCCAATACATCAGGAATAATATAATAATCAGGCATTAACTTCTCAATCCAGCCACGATACTTTTCTGAATCAAATGCCTCGCCAAGTTCAAAGATAGAGTTATCAAGAATAATCTCTCGACCCTTTTCTTTTGCTCGTTTAAACTTAGCCCAATACTCTTCACTCTCCTCAAACAAATGCACTAAAGCATAATCGTAATCAGTAACTTCTTGTACGTGATTAAAAATAGAAAGAGGTGCTTCGTGTGCAATTTTAGCCATTAAGATTATACTCCTGTTGGGCGTGCGCTCGATCACGCTCTCGTTTTTGATAGTACTTCGTCCCTAGAAATTCCATACGCGTAATAATTTCGTTTACTTGAGGTTGTTCTAGCTTTACAATTTCGGTCACACCACTAATCTTTTCCTCTAACCAGAAGTTCTTTGGGTAGAAAGCTTTAAATGCTTCTTCTACTCCTTTCATTTCTTCTAGAGGTCCGGCTATCGTTTTCATTATTTTAATGTCCCAACTTTCATACTGCTCGGGAGAATGTTTAAAACGATCTAATGCATCCCACGAACCAGTATGTCCGAATTTATAAAAGACCTCTTTGGTCTTCTTATCTGTAAACCTGGCAAAATACATCTTACCTATGTTCATAACACCATCCTTAAAAGTCCTACTGTATCAATTGTGGTAAGTAGTAAATAGTTTGCTAGAAGGCCAAAAGACCTTCTCGTCCAGGAAGCCCATGCATATAATGCACAACCGGCAATCCAAACAGGATAGAGAGCGAGTAATGGAGGATTGGGTACAGTAAGAGCCATAGTGATACTACAGCCAATACTAATAGCCCAGGCCAGGACCTCAATAGCAAAGCGTAACCGATTCGACTTAAAGTCGTCCTTAATCCAGTCAAAGATTCCACCAATAACCCCTTCATTCATCAAACCCCCTTACCTTCACCTGCTAAAAAGTAGTTAGTTACTTTTTGCATCATAACAGTTTTACTTTGAGTGCGACTAAGTTCGTCCTTGAAGCGGAGTTTAGTAGCGTCTTTTCCACTTGACTGATTAATAACATTGATGCATTGCTCTCTAAACGTTTCTACTGACGCAATTGGAAAAAGAGCAAAGAGTTGGGTCATCGTCTCACTACCAATTCCATCTTCTTTAACACGATTACGAGAGTTAGTCTGAGTATTAAGTTGCATTACGGTCTCCTAAGTTAACATCTATATTATAATATAACTTAGAAATTATATCAACCCTACAACTTGCTCCGGTATTACAGCTTCTCCCCATACGTCTGCTGTAGTGCTATGTTATCGAAGAACTCTTTCTTTACTGACGCGTCATGAAACTGTCCGTGTAGAACGGTTGTTTGAGTTAGAGAGGATTGTGCCATAATACCTCTATTTTCACAACAGCCATGCTTTGCAGCAATATAGACAGCTACGTCCTGTGATTCAGTTGCATCCATAATTGACTTGGCAATCTGATTACACAGTTCCTCCTGAAGAGTTCCTCTCCTAGCATGCCACTGCGCAATACGGGTGTACTTGGATAACCCAATTACTTTATTACTAGGAATAATTCCAATGTACGCAACCCCTCTTACCGGCTGATGATGGTGTGAACAAAGAGATTTTAACTCTGACCGTACCACAAGCATGCCCGAGTACCTATCATCACTATCGTTAGGAAATGCGGTAGAATCGGGTGCAGGGTCATATCGCCCGGCCATAATTTCGTTGTAGTACATTTTAGCTAGTCGACGAGCAGTCCCTTTAGAATTAGGATCAGTCTCTCGATCAATTAAAAGCGCATCTAATACCTTTTCAAATGCTTCCGTAGCTTCATCTATTAAATGTATCTTAGATGCCTCTACGACATACTCACTAACATTATCTCCGGCCCAAAAGCGCTTACCATCCGACCTCATTCGTTCTCTAAGTACTTGCGATAAATTTTTTTCCATTATTAAAGTTCCTCAAGCTTTTTTTTGTAATGCTCAATTTGATCTTTCAATTCTAGTTTTTTCTTTTTTAACATCCTTACATGTATGTCATCATCGTATTGACGGTAGTTAACTTCTATTTGCTTATCAACTGCTTGATGTAAATCTTCTAGATGCATAATAAACTCTTCCATTTCACGTTTTGTCATAATCATCTACAGCCCCTCAAATAAATTCTCTTCCCACTCTCTATGACCTTCTCTAAAAGCCATATTAGCTTGCGTTTCTCTAACTTCTACTCTAAAGCACCAAAGCCGACTTGCTTCTCCCGGGCCCCAGTAATCAGGTACATAAACGCCATTAATATACTTGTACAACATATCGGCTAGCCCTTCACACCCTAACCTTGGTAGAACAGTAAGTTTAGCTAACTTAAGTCTTTCAAGTTCGTGAAATTTTTCAATTAATGGATCATCTTGAGCAACTAGTAAGGTATGATCGAATTGAT